CCTTCTACCGTCGCGCTCAAGCACAGGCGTTGCGGGATGCTGCTGACGCGGTGCATGACGATTACGGCTGTGATGCGGATTCTGCTGCAACGATTCGCCGCATGGCCGACGAACTGGAGAACCAGAAATGACCCCAGAAGAAGTAGCACAAGCCTGTCAGAAGTTTCAAGACTACCTCGCCGCCAACGGTGTTGAAGTCGAGGGGTATTGTCTGCAATTTAACGGCTTGGTTGCCGCCACTATGCGGTATGACGCAGCCGTTGGAGCGTTACTCTGCGTCGTGGCTGATGTGAGGGGCTACAAGGTGGTGCCGAAATGATCTCAATCACAACAGCATTCCTGATGATCCTCGCCGCTCTCGGCGTGGGGTTGCTTGTCGGCTGGATAATTTGGGGGAACTTGGCATGAAACACTTCGCCCGGCTAGTCCTCTGGTTCCTCTACCGCGATCAGATCACAGCCCGCAGCACAGGTCGTGGGCCGCAGTATGTGGCGGCGCTGAACGACATGATTGCCGAGTGGGAACTGATACTTTGGAACGCGGAACATCCGCTGCACTTGGGAGATACGAAATGAATACCGATAGCACAGCGTCCGCGTTGACGTAAATGTTAGGAATGGAGATAGCCATGAAGTGGGAATGGAAAGGCAAAGAAGATAAGGCGGACAAGTCCGGAATCTTGGCGTTTGATTTTGCCGCAGGAAAGACAAGCCTAGAACTGCCTGATTTTGGCGAGGCGCATTACTTGGCGCAGTTGATACACAAAGAGATTCAGGCAGCAGAACGTCGTGGAGCCACGAATGCGGTTGCGCGGTACGCAAGGCTTGGCGACGAGATTACCAATGATGCCTAACGCTGGCGTAACCGGCGCAGGCGGCTTTATCGCCTGCGTCCGTGTTGAGCGACGTGTTAGCCGCCGTACTACCAGCACCGACTTTTAAGGAGATGAACATGGCAGCAACGAGACAGGACATTGAAGGGTGGTTTGATCGTGGAGTGGCACAAAAGGCGCGGCACATGCTTGTTGTTTGCGACTCGTTCGACTACGACGACTATCCGGTCTTCACGACCACGGACGACGAGTGCTTGCGGAAGTACAAGCACCCCGGCGAAATGCAGCGCGTGATGGAAGTGTACGACCTCCGCGCCGACAAAGCCGAGCAGATGAACGAGCGCCGCGCCATGAGGTTGCCCGAGGCGGCTAACGCTTGAAATGAGGGGGCTGAGCCGCTTTTGGCGAAGCTCCCGCTCGATTGACTGGTTGGGCGGCTACTACGGAGAAGCAGATGAACACCCAAGACTTGAAGATACTGGCAAGTGATTTTATGAGCCACCCGCTTTCACGTGGCATATCGGATTGCGAGAAGGCCGGAGAGGCGCTGTTTGATGCGGCGCAAGAAATTGACCGACTGAGCATCGAACTGGCGGATATGTGCGTCATTCGCGGGATTGATGACCGATTCGGCGGACGCTTGGCGCTGATGCTTGAATGCGCGATCCTCAATCCGAACGGATACTTTGATGATGCGTGCCGGCTGCTTGATGAATACAAGGCCGAGTGGGAGAAGGTGCATCCTTCGCCACCGACCTTCATGGGCGAACCGATACCGTCTGAACGGCTTGAGAGATTTCGCGAATTCAAGACGCCCAACGTAAAGTAGCCACCCTAAAAACCGGACAACTACACCGTCAAGGTGTCCATTCCGATATTGAGCATAGTTTTACACCAGAACATTCCGCCCCTGCGTGTGACATCTTCTGTGTCTAGTGAAAGCGCGGGGGTGGGAGGTACTAGGAGAGAACGAAATGATTGGAATCAACGCACTTCATCTAAACGAAGCCACTATCACAGAAGCTGTGCAGGAGTGGTTAGATAAGCGTATGCCGAACGAAAATCAGTTGATAACTTCTGTGCAAGTAGAACGCGACGGAGCGTGTCAGATATTTGTAACTACGCTGACGCCAAAGGAGATGAAATGACACGCACCGTCCTACTGTTAGTCGCACTACTCCTATCAGGCTGTGGCCAGCACTACCGCTGCATCGACGGCGTACTACACGAACGCATCGGAGTAACAGATGCATGGATTGTCAAAGGCAACGAATGCAAGGAGATTAAAGAATGACACGCACAGAAGAACTGCTTGCACTGGCAGAGGCAGCAACATCGGGGCCGTGGGACACAAACCCTGCTGATGCGTTCAGCAGTGAATTGGAAGTAACGGCGAGCAACCATTACGTGAGTGTCTGTAATGCGGCACCATATGACGCATTGTTCATCGCTGCAGCCAATCCCGAAACCATCAAGCAATTGGTCGAGTTGGTGCGGTTGCAGCATGAGGCTTTGGAACGTGTTGGCCGTGACCAGCGGCCGATAACTGAGCCTGCCATAGAAGCATTCAACAAGTGGGAGGAGGAATGAGCCTCTACACCGTGTCATGGTGCGTCAAGGAGGGTGGTGAGTGGGTGAAACGGGTGGAGCGCGTCGAGTACCCCGACGACGATGCTGCGAGGAAGCACATATTCCCACAAGAAGCTATCGACAGCCCCTACGCGCAGATCGAATCTAGCCCCATCGCAACGCCTTATATTCCCAAGTCGCACAAGGCCAAGAACACCAACGCATGGAAGCCTAAGAGGTACGGAGCATGACCGCCAACGAAGCCATCAGCAAAGCCGCCATAGCATACCTGCCAGCGACCTACCGGCGTATCCTGCAACAGCTTGCTGTGGAGACGCTAGACGCGCAGGGGATAGCAGACCACCTCGGCATGACTCTCGGGGCCACCTACAAGCTGGTGATGATTCTGAAGGGGTTGAAAGTCATCTGCGTGGTCGAGTACCGGCGCGAGTCTGTCAAGGGCGCGCCGATTAAACTCTGGGGTCTTGGCAGCAGGGATGTCCGACCCCCGCCGAAGATCGAACCGGCAGCGCGTAGCAAAGCGTGGCGTGAGCGGAACGGGCAGAAGCCGAAGATGGGGGTGTTTATGAAGTGGGCTACTTCGGCACCGACTGTGCCAGCAAGTTCGTCTTCGTAAGGCTACCCTGGGTGGTTCCAAACCAGTACGATATGCACCCCGTCCAGGCTGTTCCGAGAGAACCGAGCATTATCAGCAGCGGCGGGGAATTGACCACGGTTTCGTCGTACAGCATCAGCCCAAGGATGGTGAAGAACCCGACTGTGATCATGTAGGTCAGCACAGTCGGCGTTGATGATCGCGTGGCAATCTGCATCTGCCTGGCTGAGTCACGATCCTTGAACTCAAGTTCAGAATACCGGAATCCAAGTTCCTTTTCCTTTGCTTGATACTCCAGTTCGAGTTTCTTGATCTCCGCGATCTGATCCGGCGTCACCCTGCCGTCACTGATGGCCTTGGCAACGTCTGTGACAGTCCCACCGTCGATGCCGAGTATCTTCGTCAGCCCGGCGACAGCAACGCCACCAAGAGGCCCGAGTAGGGCTGAAGCGATCGTTGGTGCAATACCTAGCAGGAACTCATTCATCTCTCGTCGCCTCCCATATCAGCAGGACTATCAGTATCAACGGAATCCCGATCACGAAGGTCACGGTCAGGTCGATCAACCACATGGAGTCTCCTAGAGGTGCGCCATGCCTTAATGAGTTCATGGGAGTCGTGTATCTCCGAGGGGAAGGGAGCATCGAGACGCAAGCAGAGGCCAAGGATGCGGTGGGAGAGTAGCGTGGTCATTACGGGTGGAATACACGCGATCCCGAGGCCGTTTTTCTTGTCGTCCAGTGACTCCAGCCCGGCGTTTCACTCGGCAGTTCCAGATATATCCCACACCACTCCAGCCGGCGCAGGTTCGCCATGCACCACCCATCAATCGCCCCCTCGGGGTCATAGCGATCGACAGCCATGCCTTCCTTATGCGCCGAGTGCTTGGCTCCAATGGCGCAGGACTGTGGCCTGAACCCGCCGAACTGAAACCCGCTGATCGGTGTCCCGGTGATGGAGTTCAAGGGGAACTCAACACCGTCCTGTCTGGCGAACACCTCAAGATCGGACACGGCATCCAGCAGTTTCTCGGCGTTATCGACACGCTCTGGAGTGGCGTCAGGGTGGCCTAACCACCTCCCCATATAATCCGAAAACGTGATCACTGGTGCACCACGTTCGGACACTCCGACCGATTCGCTTTGCCGTCGAGTTTGGTTTCGATCTTGTCCAACTTGGCGAACAGGGCGATGATGGTCTTGTCGAAGTCATCACGCTTGATGTACGTCCCGGCGACCAAGACTTCAATCGCCTGAACCTTGGCCGCGAGTTTCTCGTCCGAGTCTCGCAGAGACTTCATGCTCTCCTGCAAGTTCTTCACGACCCACCCTCCGAGGAAGGAAATCAACCCGAGTGCTACGTTGATGAATACTTGCGGTTCCATGCTTCGTTCCTTCCTGGCCTCTGTGGGCTAGATGCGTTGTACTACGAAACCTTTTCCCAATTCTGTGTCCCAGCAACCTGCAAGAGATGCCAGCGATATGGCAACAAATCGTATTCCATCGGCAACGGATGCCTGTTATCCAGCACCCACGTCTGGCCGTCCCAATCGACTAGCAGAACAGCGTGGTAGCCGCCTGTCTCGACGTAGCATGTCGCAAGCCGCAAGAACTGCGTAGGCCATCCCATCTGCACCAGACGCTCGAACTTGGCAGTTGCGGCGCTATCACAATCGCCGGAAGTGACGATAGGAACCCAATCATCCTCAATCTCCGTTGCATATGGCAGCAGGTTGATCTTGGTATTGACCAGCCTCAGATCATTCAGAGAGATAGTCATAGGGTTCCCACCCATAGTAGATTCAGCTTGCATGTTTCGCTTGGTGTACTAGCCCTGAGGGGTAAGCCTTTAGGGTGGGAATTCATTTCGGACAACTCGCTAGTTCAGGGTGCTCAATGCACAGCTTGCTGTAACCAGCAGGAGGCGTGGCCAGCTCTCCACTACCACGAAGAATACTTGGCTCAGTACAGCCCACCAGCACTAGGCTACAGAGAATCAGCAGCAGGCGCATCGCTAGTCTCCGGCCATCCCGAGAAATGAAGCGTTCTCTGGCTGTAATCTCCCTTATGCACAATGACGAATGGCGAGGTCATATCCCACTCGGAGCACAGATCAACTGTTGCTAGATCAGGCATCTCAGTGACCATGGAGGTTTCGCCGTTGATGCTGATGTGGTAGTTGCTCATGATGTGATTGCTCTCATTTCTGAGTCGGAGAGTTTGCGGTTCCAGATGCGGATATTTCTTACTGCTCCATTAAGTGGGCGCGTACCGTCAGTGCGAACCCCCACGCCGATTGTGGTTAGTCCAGAAGCTGTGTAGTCAGACGAACCACTACTCACCACTGTTCCCTCGTTTATTACCGCCGAAAAATTAGCTCCGGAGAAGCTTATAGCGTATTTGTTTGTGGTGTTAGCAACTGCACCAGTTACGTTTACCCCCGTAGCTGCCCATCCGGTGTTAGTTCCGCCGGCGTTATTGATGTTTATATAACTACCTGTGGCGAGTGGCCCTGTGCTAACTACAGAACCTAGCGCCACTGCGCTGTTGTAACCACCCTCCGCAAAAATAGTGCCTACCGCCCCTAGATTCCCCGCACTTGGATAGGTGAGCACGTCAGCATTCCGCGCTACTGCGACGGTGGTGGTGGGGATATATGGGCCAGCAAAGGCTCCTAGATTTACCATTGCGCCGTAGAATACTGCGGAGCCTTGGGCTGCTACGTCTAGAACTCCGGTAGGTTGCGTGGCGTCGGTTGTACCAGCTGGTATAAGGTAGTGCGTGTAGCTTGCGGCGGTTGCAGTATATGTAAGAGCAACCCGCCAAAAGCTATCGTTGTACGAAACACAAGAAGCTGATACTCCAACAAGTGTTGCTCCATACCCGTTCGATACCCATGCAGTAGCCACGCCATTGTTAGTGTCAATTGTTGCGAAGGCAAAAGCGACATTATTTACTTGAAGCACTGGAAATGCTGCGGCTCCGACAGTCTTTTTAACAAAGCCACTAAAGGTGTATGCCGCAGCAGTAAGCACAATATTTTGATATATTTGCTCAATATTGCCTCCGTCGTTGTCCGTCAGCGTCCATGCGGATATTGCGCCATCTGGCCCAACTACGTTTTGTGTCGCTGACGGAGTACCACCGTTCGTCCACGGTGCAGTAGCAAACGCATTACCCTGCAACGCAATATTCGTCCTCGCCTCCCACGGCACATAGCCGACGATGGGGTAGTTTGACACTGGAATATATGCTGAACCATTCAGCGTCCAAGTCTCGCCTGTAGAACCAGTGAGAGTCGTGCCACCACCGCTGTAACGTGCTGCGTTGAAATCTACGGCGAGGGTGCCGTTGATGCCGTTGTAGATTTGGGCTTGGAATATTTTGCCGTTGAGGACCTGTGAGGTTCCAGTGCTGCGACTCCCAAGTTCTACAGTGACATTTGGGTCAAACAACGTTATCGCGGTAGCGGTAGTTACCGGGCTGCCTAGCTGCGTCCAAGTTTCACCATCTGTAGATGTATAAAACGTAACGTCATACCCTGCTGCCCCATTATCCACATCAACAGTAACACGGCACCAACCTGCCGCCCCGTCAGCAAATCCCATAGCAGATACGCTTCCTTTGATGATTACGTTAGCGCCCGTTGTAGATAAAAATACACGCAGTGCGCCATCAGTATTGACTTGTAAAACCCAACTGTTTGTTGCGCCTCCAGTGCCCCACTTTGCAGCAAGCGTCGTTTCCGCAGCAGGCGTCCAATCCGTCAGTGCCGCCTTAACCCGAATATCAATATCCCCTGTGATACTAGCCGCCACACTATCCGGCGTAGAAACATACGTTCCAGCAACACCATTCAGCGTGACAGCTTCATACGTTGCGCTGGTCGCAATAGGATTCCCGAGTCTATCCGTGTCGTAGCACTTGACGCCATCTACCATGCTGCCGTGGTAGGCTGCGGGTTTGACGCTGATGTTGTCATAGAAACCAGTCTGTGTTGATGTCGACGATTGGTTAATCATCGAAATGTACGTTGTGGTTCCGGTAGCGGTGAACGTGAAAGTTGCAAATGTTGATGTTGTGCTAGTCGTAGTCTGCACACCTAGGCCAATTGCACCTTGACTTATTCCTGCGCCTATCGCCACACCTGTAGCAGTTCCACGGTACATTGTTCCAGACACGACATATTTAGTGCCAATGACAGTTGAGATCGCCCGATAGACATAGCCGAAATCCGCGCCACCATTGGTTATCAGGAGTTCAGAAGAAACCACTGTTGCAACACCACTACCAGCAGCAGTCCACCCAGTAGTCGCTGAATCAAATGTGCCGTTAGTGATAGACTCCGGCCCTGCCCAATCAGCAGGGACACCAACAGAGACATACGGCCTGATAGTAGTCTGGTCGGTTTCGCCGGTGATGTCGTTGAGTTGTGGGTGCCAAACGAGAATATCTGCGGAAACTGTTCCACCAGCAGCGGAGAACGAGAGTAACTCAAAACTTGTAGCAGCCCCTGAAACAGAATTCACCGAGAACTGCTGCCACACCTCCGTTACATCAATCAGAGGCTGTATGTTTGTGCTAGCAGACCCATTACGAAAGCACACCTGCTGAGAATCCCCTGCGGTTGTCCTAGCCCAGATAGCCCGTTGTGTAGTATTTCCCGGCGCTGCGCCCAATGCTGCTTGCTGAATTCTTGAGAAAGTCCCCGCCCCACGATCCAGTTGAAGCCGCGTAGCGGTGTAGGTTCCATCCGGAGCGGATACACTTCCATAATTGTCAGTAACAACAGGTAATGTTCCTCCACTGTTATCCTTAACCCAAATCGCATTCGAGAACGCTGCAGTGGTTGTGACAAGCAGATTCCTAACCCGCCTAGCCCCCTTGAATACCATCTCCCCAGCAAGCGCTGTGAAATCCAGATAGCCGTTGTCATCCCACTTCTGGCCGGTTTCCGTGGTGGCTCGGGTGAAGGATGGGGTGAGGGAGCCGCGAGTGGGGATGGCGGAGTGGGTGAGGGGGAGTTCAACAGCAGCAGAGTTGAACAGGCGCTGTATCGCGCTGACAGACCTACGCAATCCAGACCAGACTATCATGATGAGTCCTTATGCGAACGGGGTGACGTATATCGTGCCGTCAGACGCAACCTGTATCGCGCTGACCTTGCCGCTCGGAGGGCATGAGAAATACTCAGGCACCAGAGCAGCCAAGTACATCCCGGTATCAGCAACGGCAGTCGGTGACGTACCGATCTCAATGAAGCAGTCAGTGGTCGAAACCACACGCACCACTTCCGTATTGCTCGGCAGGGCCGCAGTCGTTCCGACAGCGCTGGTGTAAGCAACCTTCTTGCTTTGAGCCGGCATCGGTGATCCGTAGGTCATGTTGGGTGTCATTTTGTTGCTCCTTTGTTAATCAATCACCGATTTTCAATCGGCCAGAAAATTGAACTGCAAGCGAACCTTCATAAACATCAGCGGCTGGCATCCAGTTAGCATAGGCCTCTGAGTCCGCGCCATAGATCTTCGCGCCAAGATACCCGCGCCATCCCCACAGGTTCCAAGTGATCCAAGGGAGAATAGGAATTGGACACCAGAAGCGCAGGATGCGTGAGAAGTACGGCGGCTTAAACCAATCCCCTTGACCTAGAGGATGAAGAACATCGCCGCCCCGAAGCGCAAGTGTGATGCCGGAAGTTTCGCGCTTCGGGTTAGTTGTCGCTTCGCCTGGGAATTGGGTAACACGCATCAGATGTCACCATAGACAGCAAAACAAACGATGGCTGGATCAGTGTTGGCTCCTGCAGCGAACGAAAGCACGAAGGTCGTCGTAGTCTGCGAGGACATACCGATTCCGTTGTAGTACGTGTTCCCTGGGTTTGCGACTCCAGGGGAGCTAACAACTACGGCATAAACAGCATCCGACATCGTGATTGCCAGATTCACCGTATATTCACCTGTTCCTGTTCTCTGAATGCTAGTCACGTTGTAACCTTTGCTAGGGGCATTCGTCCCCGCCGTTGTACCATTAAATCGCGCCCATGCTTTTGGTGCGCTTGGGTGATAATGTTGATTTGCCGGGGTAACAGAAACAGCATTACTAGATGCAGCCTCCTGCTGCGCCTGAGATGCCGCAGCCAGACCAGCGCCAGTGCAGTTAGAAACGTCCCCCGAAGACGGCGTACCCAACGCTCCGTTAAACAACACAGGCGCTCCGGCAGATCCTACGTTGATAGCCAGCGCCGTAGCGACTCCGGTGCCGAGTCCAGTGACATCACCGACAGCAGGAGCGACAGTTGCCTTGCCACTGGCCTTGTTGTACGCAGCGCAATACACCGTCGTACCATCCGACCAGTACAGCGCACGGTCATTGGCTGCGGTGGTGATGTTTGCTCCACCAGGTAGGTTGTTCGCCGTGGCACTATGGGTGAGAGTCAGCGCACCGTCGAATATCACCATGCGCCACATTCCGCTGCCGAGCGTAACTGCGGTGATCGTTGTCGTGCCGGTGATATGTACCGCATTGCCGGTTGCCGTGGTCAGGTTTATCGTGGCATCGGAGGCTATGTCAGCACCCTTCACCCAGTTCATCGCACCGAGCAAGGTAATGGCGCTGGTCGAGAACAGTTGCTCGTAGCGCAGCGAGTGGCCTGCCGTGGAGCCTGCGCCAAGCCCGGTGAGCCGGTAGCCTGCCATTGGCAGGTTGGCGGTGACTGTGCTCTGTCCATCCTTTGCTAGGCAGGTCGACAGCCCTGTGGCAACGTCTGCCGTGAATGCGTTGAATACAGACGCCTCGATGAGCGTGTTGGCGCTCACAGGCTGGCCTGTGCTGTTTATGACGAAAACGCCGGAACCGTTGAAACTCATTTGTCATTTCCTCCCAAGAATCGCTGCAGTAATGCGCGGGTCAAAAGTCTTTTCAATCGGCATCTGTAGTTCGCCGCTTGCTTGCCAATTTGGGCCGTAGGCATCTTGTGGCCCACGCATCCCGCGAGGTTGTGCAAACTCTCCAAACTTCTTCTGCAACTCCGTCAATTCTATAGCCGCCGCCGCTTGCTTGCGCCCGTCAATCGGATACTTGTTGTTGATGATCGCTTCCAACTCAGCCGCACGACTGCTTGCCGCCTCTCTGACTGCTACCTGTTCTTTTTGTTGCCAATACTCAGTCTTTCCCATCGCAGGTACAGTTTCCTGTGATGGTGCTGCACGGGTCTTGACAGCCTCCGTTGTCATTTCTTCGACGCTCATCAACCCGCGACCTTCACGCGGAATGACGGGCAGCGGAGTGCGAGACACAGCAGGCCCACCGGCTTCAACAGTTCCAATTGGGATGTTAGTACCTTGGTAGCGATCCACTACCGGAAGCAGGTTCTCGCTCAACTCAGGCAGCGCCTCTGCCTTAGCCGCACGGCTAGGCATCAACGTAGGCGGCAAATCGCTAGTCGTGAATGCAATACCATCGGGATACGCCACTTCAGACGGAGGCGCAGGCGGCAACCGTGGGCCTTCATCTATGCCGCCCCGTTGGAACAGAGGCTGCAACCGTGGCTCGACAGGCATCTCAACTGCAGGCATCTGTGGCTCAGACCTGACCGGCATCTGACCTTCGTCAGCGAACCCAAGCAGCCCACGACCCTGCGGCATTGGGCCTTGCGGTGTAGGCGGCACAAGAGGCTCACCGACAGGTGCAAGCGACAGCGGCTCAGGCCCGACAGGAGTCTTCTCGTATCCCAATGCCTGACGCATCGGACGGGCATCAACAGGTACTGCATTTGCCTTTTGGTAGCCCGGAGATGCGATGCGCCTCGACCCAAGAATACTCGCCGCTTGCCCAACGGCGGCACCTACCATTGCGCCGGGAAGCGCTCCGATAAACGGCATGATGCCAGCGCCTATACCAGCGCCAATAGTAGCAGGGACTCCAGACCTAGCCAAAGTTCTTTGCATCAGCGCAAGAGGCCCACCGGAATGAAAAGACTCAGGCGACACCCCGGCTATCTTGCCAAGGTCTGCAAATGGCCCGGTGAGCGCATTGTCTTCAGCGGTCATTTTTGCCAAACCAGCCATATCTACCTTGCCGGTATTCTCATCAAACAACTTTTCAAGCGCATACGTCTTCGCCTGAGTGGTTCGATCTTTCAAGTAGTTAGAAAACAGGTTTCCAAGTGTCGGGTCAGTTTGCGACATTCTGGTCAGGTTTTGCTCTAACAGTCCTTCAAGCGCATCTGACACACCCATTTTCGCTTTGGCTTGAGCAATGTTTTCAGTAATAGAAGCACCACTGTTGAACGTCTTTTTAGCTTCACCCCTGAGTTGCTCAATGTTCCGCAGCACATCAGCGCCGGTCATACCATTGTTGATCTGCGTGATTACGTCATCGATCACGACAGCAACAGCTTTTTGTGATGCAGCGTCACCAGCGATCTTTCCAGGTTGAAGCCCGGCTATCTTCTGGCTTACTGTGCCGTCATCAGTCAATGCACCAATCTGCTGAATCCTTGCGCGTGAGCCACCGGCAGCATCCCTTGCAGCATTGATTGATTCAAGCGACAACGGTGTTTCGGCGCTGATTCCAACGTCCATCTTAAGCGCACGTTCCGGTACGCCTGCGTTGGCTTTGGTCAAGGCTTCAGCCTTGTCGTTCCCGCGTATCCATGCTTCAGTGCCTCTATTCGTAATAGATTTATTGAACTTGATAGGATCAACCGCAATCCCATATTGATTTGCAAGCCGACCAGCCTCAATCGTTCCTGCGTTGGCAACACTCTCCCTGACTGCTTGCGCTTGTGTGTAGGGATCATTCTTGCCTGTGACATTCGGGCGATTCGCCGCTTTGTTCATTCCGGCGCGGCCCATCAGGATTGTGGCGATAACCTCCGGTGCCTTCTCGCCAATCATCTCAGCGCCGAGTTCAGTGCCGGTCATTCTTGCGAGTTCGCTGTTCCTTCCGAGATACGCGCCGGCCTTTCCTGCGTACTCAATAGGCAACGCAGCAACACGGGCAGTCGTTTCACCTTCAGCGGTGCGAGGCTGATAGGTGTATTTGTCTTGAATGGCGCGGATACGCTCGGTAGCCTGATCCACAGTGCCACCGGATAGCAACTTGTTGATGCCTTCGATGCCGCCGACAGCAGAAGCCCCCATGCCTGTGAGCATGTTGGTTGCGCCTTCGGCTAGACCGTATGCGCCGCGAACGAGTGGGTTGCTACCCATCTGTTCAAAGCGGCTAGGTTGGGTGGCAGGAGTCGGCGTTTGTGATACGGCGGGGGCGGCTCCATCGCTGGTGTGCCACTTGTCACCAACAAGATACGCCTTTGCACCAGCAGAGTTTGTGGCCGTCTGAGACACAGGCTTCCACTCGCCGCCGATCAGGGCGACGGTTTCTCCGGTCTGCGGATTAGTGGCGGTCTGTGTCATTAGTTAACCGTGAATCCCGGTGGCGGCGCTGGAGTACCCGGTGTAGCAAATGAGCCAGATGCGCCGGCAGGAAGCCGCCCCATCTTGCTTTGCGCTTCCAGTTTCTCAAAGCCTGCTGTGAGAGCGTTTTTATAGTCTTGAGCAGCCATCTTAAATTCGGCCTCAGAAGTCGACTTCTTCATGCGGTTCATTGCGACTGTTGCCTTAGTACCTTCAATCTCTGTAATCGCGCCGCCGCCCTTCAGCTTTTCAAATGCCTCCAAGAATGCTCCGCCTTCAAGTTGGTCAAGTTTTGCCTTCATGTCGGCTTCTGGAGTGCCATCAACTTTCGACGCGAACGGGCGCAATGTTGCACCTATATAGGACTCAAATCCAGGGTGTGCCAACATAGTATCTATATGGGCGAATACCGTATCCTTTATTTTCTGCGCTCCCGGTAAGGTCAATCTGGCTTTTGCTGCGCCTTCACCGACTTCCCTCGCTTCGCTCTTTGCCCCAGCTATCCCACCTTGAATAGTCGCATCGCTGCTACCCAAGGTTCGCTTTTCATCAATAGCTTGCTTTCGGCTGATGAGTTCAGTACCCAAATTCGGAGCATCCTTGCCATCAGGCCCACGCTTCACTACAGAAACGGGGGCGTACTTGGCATCGTTGCCGCCTACGACAACAGTCGACGCAACCTGTTTGGCGAACCGTGGGCTAGCATCGCCTTCATTTACCCATGTCCTGCCGTTATCGGTGCTGACCTTCTTTTGGACGTATGGCTCATCTTTCGGGCCTTTGACGAAAACTTCCTTGAACATTGACGTTGCCACGGAAGGCGAACCAAACGGCTTCTGTTGCGTCGGGTTGTTTTTGTCAATGAGAACCTTTTGCTTGTTACCGTTGGGGTCGTATTGCTCAACAACCTCCCAATCAGCCGATTTCATCTTGTCAGCAAGCATCGACTTCAATCCGGCGTCACGATACGCAGGCATACGCGAAGTCATCATCGCCTGCAGAACCTGTTCTTTGGTTCCAGCAGGTACAGCCTCTCGCACTCCCATATCCCCCGTAGGCGTAGGCGGCCCCATAGGCTGTTCTTGACGGCCTTGCATGACCTCCACAATCTTTCCAATCTCGTTGTCGCGCCTGATGCGATTACTCTCGCCCAACGCCCGATACCCTTCCTCCGCCCCCTGCGTAGCCTTGCTAGCGTTGTACTGGTGCAGCATGTTGGCGATACCTTGCAACGGCGATGCGCCGACGTAGGTGTTGCCCACCATGCCACCCGTAAGCGGCTGCTGACCTTTTGCTGCCATTGCAGCAGCCATCTTCTCCTGATTGGATAGACGCCGCAGTTCAGCAGCGGTTTCGGGGTCAGCATCCCACTCGGTTTGGCCGTATTGGTTAGTCGCCATGATCGTCCTCAGAACTTGAACGTGCCAACTGGAGCGCCCATCGCAGCACCGCCTAGCGAGAACAACCCGCTCATCATGGCGTTGTTCGATGCGTTCTGGGCGTTCGATGCGTTCATGTCAGCACCATACTGAGCCTGCGCCGCACCAAACAACGGAGCCGGTGCAATATTGCTGTTCTGAGCCGCACCCGGCACGGCAAACGGGTTCGATACCTGAGATCCGCTCATCAGGGCGTTGATCTCGTTCAGCGGGGTCTGCCGGCCCAACAGCAACTCGGCAACAGCATCCTTGCGGCGCTGCGTGTCCATGTTGAAGTCGCGCTGACCTTCTTGACCAGAAGCCAGTATCGCCTGCTGACGAGCATCGTTGTACTGCCGCCCAATCAGGTTCTGCGCGTCATCGTATGCCTCATTTCCGGGGCGAATACCTGCGGCGATCAATTCTGAGTTTCGCTGATCACGCTGGTTTGCAGTGTCCTCATTGACGCGAGACATAATGGCATCGTAGGCGCTACTGCGGGTCTGAGCCGCAGAGCCTGGTGCAGCCGGTGCGCCACTCAGGTCAAGTTGGTTGCCGATGACACCCTGCAGCGCCGTAGCACCCTGCGTACCTAGACCACCCAGCAAGCCCTTGGTCTGCATTGACGAGTCGTACAGCGCCTGTTGCTCAGGGCTGAACGTCTGTGTCATCGTGGGGCGATCTTGCGCCGTAGCGCCCTCAGTCCATGTCTGAGTCCCGTATGGGTTCACCACATTCGGGTTGTTGAGGCGCGAAGAAGCAGTTGCAGCTTCTTGGTTGGCAATGCCTTGCGCTACGGCAGCGCCTGTATAGTCGGGTGCGGGGGGTGGCGAGGGGGAACACATGGGACAGTCTCCTAACGGATTTCGCTATCAGGACTGTCGGCCCCTACGCGCAATATATGTTAAATCATGCGGCTTGTAAAGCCTCTGCCGCATCAAGGTGTTTGCTGTATTGGTGGTTGATTACGCTGAACCCGATATGCTCCAGCAGGCGGCAAGCGGCAGATCCCGGCTTCGCTGTGACCACGATCTCCCGCGCCCCACGCTCTCGCAACTCGGCCTCAATGAACTGGTGGAACCGCAATCCATTACGCCCACGCCTGTACTCAGGCAGCAGGAATATCGTATCTTCGGTGGCAATCATGGTCTGGGTGTGCATCGACGGCACCAGATACATCAGGCTGTACCCGACCATCTGCCCTGTCTCTGAATTCCGCGCCGTGAAGGTGATGAGCCACCCGGCCTTGTCGTAACTGTTGTAGCGGTCATAGGATGGAGCGTAGGGCTGCTTTCCCCGGTAATACTCCATGGTTTCCTGCCAGTGAGCGCGGCCAATGGCTTCAATCTCAGACCAGCAGCCGGATAGTGGCTCAATATTGTAGGTTACGCTCACAGGGAGTTACCCACTTCAAATATGTACTCGTTAGCCATCCATTGCACTGTCAGGCTATTTGTGGCGATCTTAACCTTGCCTGACGCGCAGTAGCCCATGTCCTCGTCAGGCGAAGTCCATTCTTTGACAATCTGAAGTCCTGCCGCCCAGTTCGCCACATCCCAGTTGCTTGCATCCCATTGCGAGTTGGATGTAACCGAATACGTTGCTGAGCCTGTTATATCCGTGTCGTTAAAATCAACGTCAATATCAGTCAGGAACGACAGGTTTCCATTGACCGACAACACAGGGCGATACATGTTGTACCGCTTCTGCGAACCCATATCACCAAAGTATGAGAACGCAGTCTTGCCGTAGGCGATAATGTTATTCACCCCGTCAATGGCGCCTGTCCATGCCTTCTGCACGGTAGTTCCTGTGGCAAAGTACAACTCACCGTTGAACACGACAAAGGTTTCAGCGTTCCATGCAGTGAATTTGCACCACGATTTTGTGATGGTGTTCATCACATACTGCTCATGGGTGCCGCCTTCGGTGATGGGAATATTGACGATCAGCGCACCTTGGGCAGGGTACAGCGTGGCTTCCCACCCAAAGTTTGCACCGTAAGACCTGGCGGCTTCCGCGAAGGCATCTTCGATGATATTGGTGATGGCAAGCCGGTTGTCAATGGTTGCCGTCTGGAGCGCAGCCGATAGCGGGAAAGCGCCATTCTGGGTGATGATCACGATGTCGCCGCCGAATCGTGTCAGGCAACGCCTCCCCAATGGCTCTCCGAGGTCATATACGCCCACTAGCGCCCAAGCAGTCGCACTGGATGGGTTCGTGCCTTGATAGACCAATACTTCGCCTTCAGAGGTCACAAACACGGCCTTATCGTCTGCCCCGTCGCCAGCGTCAATCGTCCAGGTAGCAGCGGCTACCAAGTAACCACCTTTCTTGGCAACACCACCAAGGTCGAACTCGGTCAGTGCGCCACCAGCAACGCCGGACGCGAGATACCAGAATGACAGCGAATTTTTCTCAAGGAACATCAGCCGGCCCTTGAACACAAAGGCGGCAAAGATGCTTGTTGTTGTCAGCCCGGTCAGCGCAGGAGAAGACACCGCATCGACAGCAATCCAACTTGATCCATCATAGTAGAGAGGCTTATCGACACCGTTGAACATCATCAGGTACTGGTTCGTGCCGTCAGCGAAGTTGGTGCATTGGTGCTTGCCGTCTGTCCTGGCTGCCACCGAAGCGCCAACCGCACCTGCGCTGGATACGTCATAGACGCCAGATGGTGTAGATGCGAACATCTTGCTCGTCCCGCTTGCGCCGTTGAACGTGGCGAGCGTCTTGACAGCACCTGTGGTTCCGGTTGCGTGGCTTGAGTAGCCGCCACGGATCTCGCAGTACGATGTACGCGGGAACCAGTTGCTCAGAACGATGGCGTGGTTTGGCTTCATCGCCGCAAGCGAGTCCCGTGCGTTCCACCCGGCTACCGGAGCAGGATAGGACATGGATCGATTGACACGCTGGCGGGGTGAGCCTTTGGATCGGAGTGGCTGTCTCATATTCAATTTGCCATCACAATGATTGAAAACGAAGCATCCAACTTATTGCCTGCCGGTGCTGCGCCGGGAATCGCGGAAATCTTGACCACAGCGTTCGCGGGCAGTTCGCGGTACTCAAGCGGTTGGGTTGCGTTCTGGCCAGACGCTAGCCACACTCGGTCGAGGAAGTGATAGACGGTGCTCAGGGAGGCATCATCAGCGAACACCGTCGCCCGGATGCGGGTGTCCATCGTGTTGCTGATAGCCGCTGCGTCCCAATGTACAAGGTGGGCATGTGAGTCGGATGGCACCTTGTACCGCCCGGACAGGCTGCGGTTCCCGCCCGGGCCGACACGATCAAAGGTAGTGGCAACAGTTGCCGCACCATTGGTGCTGCTGATCGTGACTGCACCGACAGCAACCTCACTGGTGCCTACGGAGGCAACCTCCATCCACTGAATGAATGTGTAGCCGGTTCCAATACTGACCGGCGTGGTGCCATTAAGCGTATCCGTCCTGACCTGCTGCAACCCGTTGGTGTCGAGATATACCGTCCTGACCGTCTGCGCCCCCACGCCGGCCGATGTGTCACTCGCGCTGGTGCTGACCAGATAGAGCGTCTGCCCACTGGTCGGGGTGTTCATCAGGTCTTTCGTGGTGTCCAGATAGTCGCAGGCGTCGCCGAGTACGGATGTCGAGTTCCAACCCTGCGACCTGCTGCCGAGGAGGTGGTACAGCTTGGCAGACATCCCGTCCAGTTGCCCTGTGTGCTGCACTTCGTACTCAACCGGGTGGGCGTAGGTGACTACTGGAACAGCACGTAACTCCGAGTTGGTTAATGGGCCGCTCACGGGAAGCGGATTCGATGAAGAAACCTCTGTTGTGTTGTCAGCACCAATCTGCGTAACAAATACGGCCTCGCTCGTTTCCGAGAAGCGAAAGTTCTGGTCGCCGTAGATCCGCTCGGTCACGGCGTAATCCAACTTCCAAGCGGTACGACTACCCCCGGCGACACCATCGGCTCAGAATTACCCATGTTCAGCGTCTGCTTCATGCCGTTGCGCGACAGAGCATCCGTAACCTGATTCTCGTAGGTGCGGAAGTCTTCAGCGTACTCCAATCCTTTTTCCTTCTTCCAACGCCACCGCAGGCCCATCAGGACAATGGATTCCGGCAGCAGGATGGTGTCGGTGTCGAGCGTAAAATACTGCTTGTAGGTCGTTCCGTCGATGCCGAGAATCCAGTTCTTCGAGATGTACTCGAAAGCCCATGTGTGACCGGCAATCGGGGCGGGATTGGAGATCAGCTTGCCGCCACGGATACGCGCCTGATAGCGAGGCCCGACAAGCGACATTGCCTTCGCAGCTTGCCAGTTCTGACCATCGATCACATAGACCGGGAGCCTCAGATCCCTGTCCCAGATCGTGCCGTTCTTGATGTAGTTGTAACCGTTGCTGGCAATCGTACTGATCGCGCCTTGGTCTTCCTGCGCCAGCGTAGTTAGCGTGGCTTCGAACGTCAGTTCCTGCCAATCGCCGCGCTTCGACAGATCATCGCCTTCTTCCTCCAGTATGGCGAGAATCTGCCGGATCTGGGGGTCGGTAGTGCCATAAACAGTTGACGGTACGGTTAAGCCCGTCCTACCGCAAAACCGCTGAACCGTTGTCAACATGCTCATAGATTAACCTTTCAAATTACTCCATCAACCGTGGATTCCGACTTCGGTGGTCGGCCACGGCGTTTGGGCGGCTCACTGACCTGTGGTTCGTCATCCAATAGGTCAGATGCGCTGATTCCCTGCTCGACGTATGGCTGCTGAAACGTCTGCTGCTGCGGGATCATGCCCTTCAGCGCCTCAACTTGAGCCTTCAGCCCTTCAAGTGATGCCTTGAGTCCGGCGTTCTCCTGCTCCAGCGCGGTCATCTGGATCGTCAGACCACCATGATCCTTGACGGAGTTCAGCCAGTTCTTCGCCTTGTTACGGAGTTCCAGAGCGCCCATGCCGATTCGCTTCATGCCCTCATCGTTGACTTGCGCGAGGTCTTCCACGGTCAGACAGTTGATGGCAATCAGCATCTTCTGCTGTGCCGGCGACACTACGCCCCATCCGAGGATCGGCGTACCGTGCAGCGGCATCTCCTGCCCGTTCTGCCACTTCTTGTACCCGTCACGCCACAGATCAGCCCACTTCTGTGGGATTCGACCATCACGGACTCCGCGATCAAGGTCTTCAAGCCACCGGGTGACTTTCTGCTCAACACAGTCTTTGGAGTACGGCGGCGTCACCAAGGCGAAATCAACATCCTTCGCCATGTATCTGCCTTCGCGCAAGCTGGCCTCCTTGTCTTCGACAGGGCGGCGCTCAAAGCGCACATAGGCAGGACGTTCTTCGCGGTTCGATACTTCTCCGACGGACATGGGTAAAGCCTCCTTTAGTTGGCGCTGAGTTGGGTCAGAACAGAAGCGGCTTGGGTGGCTGCGTTGTCGGCTGCGGTGGTGGTGACCAGTTTGGCACGACCAGGTGCATCAAGGTTTCCCTCAACGTACCAATCTTGAAAAGTGGCAACCACGCCAAATTCCTGCGTTACTTTGGCATCGGTTGAACCAACACCCAATGCGGTTTGAAGTTGCGCTCCGGTGATAGCCATGATGCTCTCCTTTGGGTTTGACGATGGACACAATTATATGCCCATTGAAAAACCCCCGCCGTAGCGGGGGAGTTCCGGTTGCTTAGTCCGGGCAGGTCAGCATGACGATCTTTGCCGAAGCATCGATTGCCACCGCACAGATGAAGTCAGTCACCAGTGCGCTGACATCCAGCGTACCATCAGTCGTGCCAATGGCCGTCAGAGCATTGCCGTCCGCACCTGCAGTAAGGGCGGTCGTCAGGGTTGCAACGCCACGGGTCTGAATCCACCCATAGCCGCCGTCAGCAATAACGGCTTGAAACACGCCAGCTCCTACACCGCCGCTGTCCGTAACGTCCATCGTTACGATGGTCGTTTGGCCGGCAGAAGCACCGGAAACAGCGTAGTAGTAGGCAAAATTTCCGGCAACCGAAGCTACGTCGCCAGCGCCATTGTTGAACTCAACGTATTTGTACTGCTTGCCGTTGTAGTCTCGGCCAACGGTTCCAACAGCGAACTCCGGGCCTTCCGTGCTGGTGCGAACGCGATCCAGCAGCATTCCAGTGATGTAAGACATGATTTTCTCCTTTTCCGAGGGTTAGGCGAGAGCCAGACCTTGTTGATGACGGTTGGAGCAAGTCAGGTTGCCCATCCACAGGATCGGCACGACATCGCCGTCTTGGTTGATCGGACGCTGCGAATCGACGATTTCCAGATCCGCGTCACGATGCACCACCAGTTCCAGATAGTTGCTATTCAGGAAGTAGGCGTGAGTCGTGGGGATGCCGGAGTTGCCGTCGAAGTAGACGTCAGCGTTCTTGTACTTCAGGGAAACCAGGCCTGCATTGGCGCTCTCAGCGTTGGTGTAACGCTTGATGCTGGTCTGCGAAGCCTCGAAATACTTGTAGAACGTGTTGTCCATCACGATCAGGTCGGGCTGGTCATCGGGGCCGCGATCCAGATTGAGCCACAGCGGAAGCATGATGCTGTTCTCGATGGTCGTTGCCGATGCAGTGACCGAGTTGTCCGAGCAGTCGAAAATCTGACTTTTCCAGAACGTGTAGGTACCAGAATCAATGCCGCCGACAGTGCCGGTTCCGAGGTCGGAAACCAGAGCCTGCAAACCATTGATCTGGTTCGACAGGGTGCCAGCCGAGTACAGGTCGGACGAGAAGTTGTTGTTGAAGGTGCGGATCGCATTCTTCATCTTCGACTTCGCCAGCGAGAAGATGCGGGACTCGCCGGAGTTGATGCGCTTCTCACGACCGGAAGCGACGATGTTAACCGCGATCTGACGCCACTGGTACTCGGCGGCGCTGATAACGTCGGACGCGCCGATGTTCAGCAAATCCCAATCGCTGTAACGCTGATAGGTGGAGTTCTCGGCATAGTCGAGCGGAGTAACGATGGTCAAGCCGCCGTCTTCGCTGCGATAGTTGCCGCGTTTGTACATGTGCTTCAGAAGGGCGTTGCGGTTCGTGAGGTTGTCCTTGACATCCTTGCGAACCTTGCGGAAGGTGGAAGTCACCAGTTCCGTGAAGGTACTATTGGGGCTAGCCATGATTGGCTCCTTTAGGTTGTACTACGAGTTAATGACGTGATTTGATTTCGCGCATTGTTTCTCTGAGTGCGCTATCCAGACCAGACATCGTTGCCCGTGGCCCTGTAGGAGTCCGTTGGCTGTCCCGATTTCTGAGATTTACTGATGCTGCCTTCTTCTTTGCTTCTGCTTCGGCAATCACCTTCGCTTTCAACGCCGCTTGCTGTTCTGTCTGAACACGCGACATCTCTTTCTGGCGAGTGACCGGATTTGCCCATACTGCTTTTTCGTAGGCATCTTCAAGCGTTGCACCGTTCTTCAGAAGCGCCACGATTTCTTCGGACACTTCATCAAAATACGGATGCTTCGGGTCAGATGCAAACGAATTGACCTCATTCTGAATCTTATTTCGTTGTTCGTCAAGTTGTTGCTGATTGCCGGTCTGGATTACCTGCTTCAGCCCGTACAACTCGTCTTGGAGTTGCTGCAGTCGCGGATCAACTGCCGGTTGCCCGTCATCCTGCCTCGCCATACCGCCGATATCCACCCCGTACTGCTTGGCAAGGTGCTGGAAGTACTGCGCCTTCTGGCTTGGCGAGCCGACACGCAACTGGTGGTCGGCGTTGAGCAAGCTGCGGATAGCGGTAGGAGCATCGACGCCGAGAGCGTTGATCGTGGCCATGTACGGGTTCAGTGTTTCCTTGATCTGTCTGGCAAACCCGGCATCTCCCTTGTACTGCTCCAGCCCGTCGAGCATCTGCTTCTCGCGCACCACCCAGTAGTCCTGAGTCTCCTTGGGCATCTTCGACCAATGGTCGTGCATCTCCTTCGGCCATGACTTCGGCGCGGTGCTGACGATTTCAGGGAGACCTTCCTCGGCAACAGGCTCCTGTGCTTCAGGTTCCGCCGTCAGATCGGGTTCGGATTCTTCACGCTCACTTGCTGGAAACAGATCAGCCGCAAGATCAGTCGATTTCGACTCTACGTCGAATCCTTCTGACTCACCACCTATGTCTTGACTGCTGTCGGCAATCGCTTCGACTACTGCTTCTTCGCTCATTTAGTTCTCCTGTAGGTTAAATACGGGCTACATCAACATCAAAGTGTTCCATCTCGGACGCCAACTTCTCCTTCTTCTCTATCGGCATCTCGTAGATGGTTTTCTCAACGTGTTCTTCGACCTTCTTGTCCAACTCGGCATCCTCACGGGCAATGCGCTGTTCCTGGTGCTTAATCAGGCTCGGTTCGTAATCCACACAGCCTGATACCGCCATATCCTCCCGGCGCTGTGTCTTGCTGGTGATGAACTTGCCAGTAGTCGGTGACTGATACGACGGGAAGTTGGTGGCATCGATGGAGAACATGCAAGCCGAGATGACCCGGTGCGCTGATGCGTTGCACTCGCAGGTCTGCGGCTCATCAAGGTTCGCCAGCTTGATGAAACGGTCGAACTTGTGACCGTTGGCGCAGATCAGGTTATACAGAGGCACGAATAACCTGCTTTACTCTTGCCTTTGCGTCGGCGCTAGATGATGCGCCAGATAATGCAAACCTTATATCGTCAATGTTTGGTGATTTACCAAAATCTTTACTTAAAACCATAATATGTTGAACAAGGTTATTAAACCACCGATCAAAGTTGTCTTTATTAAATTGATCTGCATCAAACTTCTTCGGAGGGCGCTTGCCCTTTCCTTTACAGGTCATATCAGTCTCCTTCGCTCTCGGTTTCGGTGGATTCCGCTTTCTCTTCAGCGACAGCCTTAGTGACCATCGCGTTGATCTGCGCTACCTGCAACTGTACATCAGCCTGTATCCGCGCAATCTGTATCTGCGTGTCCTTCTGGATATTGGCCTTCATCTGCTCAATCGACCGCTGCGATGCCAACTTTGCCACATCGACTTCGGCCTGCATCTGCATCTTGCTCTGCTCGGACTGCTGTTGCGCCTGCATCTTGGCTTGCTCAAGCTGCATCGCCATCTGCGCTTCCGTGCGCGCCTTCATTACTTCCATCTGCATCTCAGCTTGAGACTTCTGTTGCTCCATCTGCATCTCAGCCTGGAACTGCTGCTGCTCCATCTGCATCTCGGCCTGACGCACTTGCATCTCCTGCTGCGCCTTTGCCATCTCAGCCTTGGCCTTGTCAGCCTCTGGATTCGCCTTCTGCGGCGGCTTCATGTTCTTGAAGTGATCCTCGACTTCCGTTCCGAACCGGAACCGGCGCACCACGGCGAGCAACAGCGACTGCGCCGCCTCGAATGGCATCCCACCTGTTTCGACCATCGGGGTCAAGCCAGCCATCAACTGACCCATCGCGTTCATAAAGTCACCGATCTGCTTCTGATCTTCGGTAGCCTCAA